ATCAAGTCTCTTTTTAAAATATTCAAATAAAACAGTATCTTTAATTAGCTCAGAGTACATATTCTTAATAACATTTAGACTGTTGTGGAATTGGTAAATAGTTTGCGGAGATATTTTTTTCATTATAATTTGTCGGCTAATTTTTGCAAGGTCTTTTATTGTTGAAAGACGATTCTTAATAGACGAACCTGAATCTATTGACTTGTTGAAATGCAAAATATGTTCTGTTATGTTATATTCCTCGTTTAAATAGTCAACATTTGTCGTTGGGTTTACTAACAAATGAGAGAACTGCCTTATTCCCATTGAAGTTACACATTGGTTTAATAGCTTTTCAACAGAGGAAAACTTGCCCGTATAATTTCCATCATCAATAATATTGAGTTGTTTCAAAGAGTGATTGGCTAATATTAGTCTCTCACTGCAATTGTCAAACTCGGGTTCATCCAATTTATTTACTAGATTTGGATTGTGTTGATAAATAAAATCAAGAACATAACAAAAAGCCTGAGTTGCAATTTCATTTTGATAAAAATTTTGAGAGAAAACGTCATAATCTTCAATTGAAAAAAACTTTTCAAGAATAGTTTTTTGATATGTTTGTTTTTCACAATTAAATGCTCGCTTTACAGTTTCAGTTTGTTTTGAAACGGCTTCAGCTGTGCTAATTTTATGAATAGATTTGCAGTGAATATTTGCATAACTAATTACATCATTAAGTTCCTTGTCAGAAACATTTCCAATTAAAATAACCTCGCTGGGATTATATATGGAGACAAATCTTTCTAATTCGTCAAATGTGGTTGGGCTATCTATATAAAGCTCGTTGAATTGAAAGATTGTAGTTTTACCAGTGTATATATCAACATTTGCTATACCAATATTTACTTCCTTCTCTCTTGACTTAAATTTATTTGAAACATGAATCCAAGCGCACATTATATTGTTTGTAATTTGAGAAGTAGATTCAGAAAAATAAGTTCCAGGTGAATAAATAGTTTCAAGACTTCTCTTGGTATTTTTTGCTTGTTCCTCTTGTGTATACACAACCGCGGTATATCCTGCATTTTGCAGTTTCTTAATGTATTTTTCAATCATATAAGTTGAAAACCCAGCCATAATTACATCTTGTTTTCCAACACAAATTTTTTTATCGGCAATATTTAAGTCACAAATAGATGAAAATGCCGATATTTCGCTTCCAGTAATATCTCTCGTCGTTTGGTTCCGCATTCCATAAACTTCAAAAAATGATCCAACCTGCATAAGAAGAATAGTATTTTTACCATATTCGTCTGAGTAAAATTTTGCTTTTTCAAAATACTCTTTGATGAGTGCCATAAAATTCTATGCTCTTACTTATAATACTAATTCTCTCTTTAATCTTATTTAAAATAATAACTTTTTGGAAACTCAAAAAAGTTATTTATTAACATTTAAAACCAAGAATTGTTCCTCGGGCAATCCAATACAAGTTGAAAGAAGTTTCGTTTTTAAATACCTATACGATGAGATAGGAAGAATGTGAAGGTCGTAATAAAGTTTTTTAATAATAAATAATAATATTGTTGCGTAAAAAGGAATGACAGTTTTTTTAAGATGCTGTTCTAAAACTCCTTTTTTATTTTTATTGTCGTAAATGGAAAATTCTGCAGAAAATTTCAAGTCGCGGTTTTTATACATAATCTTGTATCCATAAACCATTTCACCAGTGTGACTTAATCTCCATACAATTTTTTTAAAACTACTTTTTTTAACATGCAAAAAGTGTTGCATTCTTGACATAGTACTTCCAACATTGTCTGTAAATATATCAACATCAATATCACTTGAACCTGGCAAATAATCATTTCGCTGTATGCTTCCATAAAAAAGTAATTTAGTGTTAAGATATTTGCTTAAGTCATCAAAAAATATTTTAACATTTTCTGGCATTTTATTTTTTGTTGTTTCCATTTAGTTTTACTTATTTTAAGGTTAGATAAAATTTTAATTGGAAGTGTCACTTAAAAAGTTGTGAAGAAGTGTGTCCTTATTTTTATTTAAAACTTCTCCAGCCATCATGGCAGACTCGTATGTTTTACGCAGAACATCATTTGGTGCATTGCTTCCAACTTTTACCAAACCCCTTGTCTTTAAATACTTTTTTACATCATTAATAGAAGTTCGTTTAAGTTCTTTGTAAGCGTTTATGACATTTTTTCGTGTATGGTTGTCTTTTAATAATATAGACACTGTGTTGTGAATTTTTGATTTACCAAGAGTGTATTGTCTTTTTATAGTTCTTTTGATAAACTTCTTTTCGGGCAAGGGAATTGACTTTTCTATCGTTTCTTTTAATTCACTTGATGTGGATATGCTTGTATTCAGTAATGAAGTATCTGGTGGAGGAAGTTGAAGTCTTACTTCTGGTTCAACAAAATTTGAAGTTAAAGTATTTACAGATATTTGTGGTTGGTTTTCTTGATGTTTTTTCATTTTTATTCTTAATAATTCTAGTTTTCTCTCTCGTTCATTTATTGGTTCTTGTACAACTAATTGAAGTTGCTGTGGTTCGGGTGTAGAAATCTGTAGTCTTGGTTGAGTTGTTGGAATATTAATTGAATCATAGTTTTTTCTTGTGGAATTCCATGCTCTAAATGTTGGTTTTAATCCACCCTTTAAACATCCATACGGAACGTCGGGTGACGGAGTATAAGTATTTATTTTTATAGGACTAGATGTAGGTTCTATTAAAACTGGAGTATATGTTTCCCGCAATTCTTCTGGCAACTCTAAATTTACCATTGGCATTTGTGTTTGCATTTGTGTTTGCATTTGTGTTGGACTTGCATATTGAGGTTGTTGATATAACTGAATATTCGGAGAAGGTGTTATGTTGTACGTTTGGTAATTTTTTACAGTTCTGTTTGCAATTGCTTCTCTTTTTTTATCTTTTTCAGAATCATCCTTATGTTTTTTTGATAAACTAGATAAATAGTTTATAGAATCGTGAAATTCGTCACTAAAACTAGAGGTCCCAGACGGATTAGTTTCCCTTGTTCTGTGTTCTTTAATTCTATTTAAAAGCTCCTTTTTTAAAGAGTTTGGTTTAATTACCACTGGAACAGATGATCTAAATTTTTTCTCTCTATTTTTTCTAGTTTTATCTCCAATATTAAACAGCTCTGGGTTAATTTTAATTGTTTTTTTAAGCATTGAACTATATTAGCTTAAAAAAACAATTTCGCAAAAAAAACACACTTCTCTAAACATACATTGTTGTAATTATATTCTTTAAACTTTCTGCTTCCTTTCTTTTCTTAACCTCATCATTTTTCAAGTATAATTCAAAACCTTTTTCTAAATCTTTCATGGTTATTTTCATTTTATCAATTTGAGGCTTGCAAAATACGCGACGAGCGTGGACAATTTTTGTCTTGGCTAGTAGTGTCTCAATATCTCTCCCAAAAAATTTAAAATAGTCTAAATTCTTTTCAAACCAAGCCTTTGTAATTTTTTGATTGGATTCAGTATTATCAGCAATTCCCCAGTTAATTTCTTTTATTTTCTTAAGAAAAATGTTATAAAGTTCTTCTCCTTTATATTCGTCTGTTTTAAATCTCCAAGTGAACCTAGAGTCAAGTCCTTGATTATAGTTAAAAAAACACTCTTTTAATTCTGATTCATAACCAGCTATAATAACCATAAGGTCTTCTTTGTGATTGCTTAAAGCTTCACACAATGTATCAATACATTCTTTTGAGAAACTGTCTTTTTTCTCATTGTTTCCAAGAGCATACGCTTCATCTATAAACAATACTCCGCCTAAACATTCATTAATAACATCGCGCGTTTTTATCGCAGTTTGTCCAAGATAACCAGCTACTAAATCACTGCGAGTAACCTTTTTAAAAACTCCCTTCTTAAGGATTCCCAACTTGCTAAATATTTGGCCAATAATTTTTGCAATTTCTGTTTTTCCTGTTCCAGGCGGACCATAAATGACCGTATGCATAAAATCCCCACTCTTGCTAATGTCTTGAATATAATATAAAATTTGGTCTACAACATTCTCTTTTAGGTCCTTCATTCCAATCATATTATTTAAATCAATGAGAGAAGTATGAATTTTATGTAGCCCATCCATATTAATATTATATTCCTTTGTTTCATCTGGAGGATAAGTATCAATCAACTTAATAAGATCATCCAAGTTTTTAATTTCAACCTCTATAGTTACTTTTATTTTGGGGATTTGTTTTGCTGGAACCTTGACTTTAGGGCGGAGTTCCTGTGTTTTAACTATTCTTCCACATGCCCTCGGATGAGGTTTATAAAAAATAGTTTCACCAGAAATTTTTGAATCAGTATTGGACGGAGTTTTTGATCCTCTTATACTATCCGCCGTTTCTTTCATTATTTGAGATATTGTAGAAGTATAGTTAAGACCTGAAAAATATACACCTGATTGTTCGGGTTTCTCCGATTCCTCTGCTATTTTTTTTGTAGTAGGTTGTCTTTTAACTGGAACTTCACTTTTGTTGGTGGTATGTTTACTATAAAACACAAATGAATTTGGATCTGAGTAAGACTTTTTGTCAAATGTATAAAAAGAAAACTTGTTAGAATAATCAGAATCAAATTTTGTATCAGCATTTTCTATTATTTTATCAATCTCCTCCTTTGAAATTTCTATTTTTATGGGGTGTTCTCTCTTTAAAAAACTATTATTGTTGCATTTTTCATCCATAGTTTTGACGAATTCTGTATAATCTTGTTTCTTAAAAGTTCTCCGTCTCATTATATAAATATATATTGCATTCTTATATTTATATTCTTTATTTTTTTATTATACACAACGTCTACGACCGCGAGTCTTTTTGCTTTTTTTTGTTTTGCTTTGTTTTCGCGTTTTAATTTTTTTCATACCCCCAGACATAAGACCCACAATAATGCTACCAAATACGTTGCCAACCGCGGATAATATATGTCCAAGTCCTGCTAACAACACTTTAAAATCAACACTTTGCATTAATAACCAAAATGATGGATCTGAAGTGACACTGTAAGATAATCCAGATGAACCCGTTTTTGTTCTGGCGTCGGCCATTAATTTATTTGTGATTACATTATCGGGGTCTAATTCTTGTAATTTTGCATTAATAGAATTTAAAATTGTAGTTAGCTTACTCATAGTGTCTACAATAATATCCTTTTTTGATTTAGTGTCAGGATTTCTAGGGTCACTAACCATTTTATTTTCTAAATATTTCAATCTGCGAGTATAGACATCATTTAATGTATAGTTAATAATATTTCTTTGAATAAGAAGCTCCTTTACTAGGTCTTCTGTGTTAGAACCATAATTTTGAACAACCTTTTCAATTGTATAATCTATTGCCAATTGATTGGTTAAAGCAGTTAATTGGTTGTATTGATTTTCAGTTAAATAAGTGCCCGTTATTTTTCCCAAACCTCTTGCCATACTTCCAAGAGGGTCTCTAGATAAACCTGAGAATCTTTTAAACATATAGTATATATCTGTAAAATAATTTACTTACTTTTGAAACAATATAAAAACAAATTGAAATATTAAATAACCCAAAAAATGAGTTCAAACACCATGTCGCTAGATTCTCAAACGCAGGATTCTCCATTTAATTTGGAGACGGATAAATACATTGAAACCCCATGGAGTATTATTGAATCTTATTTTAAAGGTCAACACCTGCAAAGATTGGTAAGACATCAGTTGGAGTCTTATAACAACTTTGTGGGATATCAAATAAATAAAACGATTGAAATGTTTAATCCAGTTCATATTGCATCTGAACAAGATTATGATGCAAAATCTGGAAAACATGCCCTAGAAATTTTCATTACATTTGAAAACTTTCACATTTATCGTCCACAAATTCAAGAAAATAATGGCGCAACAAAGTTAATGTTTCCACAAGAAGCTAGGTTGCGCAATTTCACATATGCCTCCGCAATGACGATTGACATTAACATTAAGTTTGTTGTTCGCAATGGAGAAGGTCTTGAGAACACACAAACCTTTTACAAGACTCTACCAAAAATTCATATTGGAAAACTTCCAATTATGTTAAAGTCAAACATTTGCGTTCTTACTCAATATAAGCATGTGGAGCATGCCAACACCGGCGAATGCAAGTTTGATGCAGGTGGTTATTTTATTATCAATGGATCTGAGAAGACGGTTCTTGGTCAAGAACGTGCGGCAGAAAACAGAGTATACTGCTTTAACGTGTCCAAAAACAACACAAAGTATACATGGCAAGCTGAGATTAAGTCGGTTCCAGATTACAAGTGCATTTCCCCTAAGCAAATTAACATGATGATTTCATCTAAGAACAATGGGTTTGGATTTCCCATTTATCTTCAGTTACCAAGAGTAAAACAACCAATTCCTCTTTTCATTGTGTTTCGTGCTCTTGGTATTATTTCTGACAAGGAAATATGTGAAATGATTATTTTGAACATTGAAAGTGCTAAGCATCAAGAAATGATGAAGGGGTTACAGGCGTCTATTATTGATGCAGCTGCTTACATGAATAAGGAGGATTGCATTAGATATATT